ACGCCGGCGAGGAGCGCTCGCTTGTCTAATTTGACCTGTTTATCCACGTTCGCCTTTTATTTGTATCGTTCTTGTATACGCGCAGTTATTTCGTCCATGCACTTTGTAAGAGCCTTTGCCGCCGATTCGGATTGTGCCTTTAGCGTATCGTGGACGATTGTCAAGACATCGACTGCGATATTGGCGACCGCAACTTCTGGGTCGGTACGTTTCATGGCACTGATCATCTTGTTGTATGAGTCCGCCAAGCTCACCAACGCCTTTGTCTTTTCTATTGGTGTCATATCGGTTGTATATACGGCGTTCGTCGCGGATGTGAGCGTTTCCAAGTATTGCGCCAGTATCCTTTGGTTAAGCTCCCCAACTTTATCTTTAGAAAGGTGGGCCTGATATCTGGCCTTGTCCCAATCATCTCCTCGCTTTTTGGCCTCTAAGCGCCACCGCTTGACTGTAAAATCTACGACGCCGAGCGCGCGTGCTATCTCGGGGATAGATTGTCCTCCGTTAACGTAGGCGTCGCGGGCTGCGATTTGTCTTTTTGTCAGTCGTACCATGTCGTGCGTCCTCGTTTTCGATGCCCCGGAATGTAACTCTACATCCAGTATATAATGCCTTTGTGCCGTTCTCGAATTTTATTTTTGCCGGTGATCAATTATTTGTGACCGTGCGTGACCCCATGTGACACGCACAATTACATTCATGCTATTATTCGGGTATCATCATATTGGACCTGTACGTTGGAGGTGTGGCATGTGGATTGCAGTATTTAGGACAGGTACCTGGACAGACTCGGCGGGGCGCACCAAGACATGGACCGAGCAGGACATAGACCGGATCGTTGAGACTTACGATCCGACCAAGTCTGAGGCGCCTGTGGTCGTCGGGCACCCCAAAGACAACGCGCCGGCCTATGGATGGGTTGAGTCGCTTAAGCGGGATGGTGAGGTCCTATGGGCCAAGCTTAAGGACATTGTGCCCGAGTTCCGGGAGTGGCTGGACAAAAAGCTCTACAAGAAACGATCCATCAGTCTTTACCCTGATGGAAGTCTGCGGCACGTTGGATTTCTTGGTGCGGTTCCGCCTGCCGTGAAGGGACTGCCGGATCCGGCTTTTCGGAATGATGGAGGGGCGGACGTTACAGAGATCGACCTGGACTTTGCCGAGGGCGGCGTGCGGTTGCATCGAGCCGGATATGAAAATGCAATGCGGCTTATCCGTGGAGGCAAGGTGGGTTTGGAATCGGCCTGGTCCATCTCGGCGGAGGGTGAGAATGCCCTTCTCGGGGACCCGCCCGATTGGGGTGCATATTCCAAGTGGTTTCTCGGTGTGGACGACTCGGCGTCGGCGGAGACAAAGGCGCACTACAAGTATCCATTCGGTAAGGGCGGGAAGGTGTATCGATCCGCGCTCACTGCCGTTCGGCAGAGGGCCGGTCAGCAAGGAGCGCGCGACATTTTTGACGCGGCAGGAAGACTTTTGGAAGCCTTAGATAAGGAGGAAAAGAACATGGGCGAAGTTGAGCAGTTGAGAGCTGAGCTTGACAAGATCAAATCGGAGAAAGAGGCTGCTGAAAGAGAGCGCCTGGAAATGGCAGACCGGCTGAAACGTCAGGAAATCCAGGCGTATTGTGAGAAGTTGGAGCACGAGAATAAGATTCCGCCGGTTTTCCGTGAACGTGGGTTGATCGAGTTTTTGATGGCGTTGGAAGGCCAGACCACGGAAATCGCGTTTGCGGAGGGTAAGCAGACCGCGTCTGCGTGGTTCCGAAAATTCCTTGAGCAATTGCCTGAGTCCGTGCCTTTAGGGGCACAATTCATCCGGGGTGAACCGGCGGTTACCGATGACGAGGAGCGTAATCTGGGGCTTAGAATCGCAGGTGTGAAGCTGCAGAAATAGAGGGGTGAACGATGGCTGATTACGGAGCGACGATCGTAACAGAGGAACAAGTGAGTCAACTTGTGGCGGGAGACTTTAACGCCATAAAGCAGGGCGTGGTGGCGCTAGGCGCCGGCCCGCTGTCGCGCGGGACGGTGTTGGCTATGGATGCCGCCGGTAAATGGGTCCAGCTCGCACCTGCTGCCATTGACGGCACCGAGATTGCCCGTGGCATCCTGGTTGAGGACGTGGATGCGACGAGTGCAGATGCGAAGGCCTTGGTGTATCTGGTAGGCGAGTATCGCTTGGCCGATCTGATTTGGCCTGCAGCGATCACCGATGCTCAGAAAGCCGCGGCTATCCTGGCGCTGCAGGACCGCGGCATCGTTGTGAAATAGGAGGAAGGATATGGATGATCTGTTTAAGGTTAGGGTGCTGACCACCGCGATTAACAATATCAAGGCACCCAAGCGGAAGATCTTCGACGCCTTGTACGCCGACAAGATGCATATGGAGATGTCGGACCGGCTTGCGTTCGATATCATATCAGGTAGCGAGGGGATTCTGAAGAACATTTCGGTCTTCGCCCCTGCGCAAGTGACTAGCAAAACGGGTCGGAAGACTGTGACGGTTCAGGCTCCGCGTTTATCGCACAAGCGTTTTATCCATACCGCGGAACTTAATGCGGTGCGAGCTTACGGCGAACAAGCGGCTCTTGAGCTTATGTCTTCGCGCGTGAATCGCGAACTTACTGATATGCGCAGTATGATCGACCGAACCCTGGAGTATTGGGCTGCGACTACGCTCCAGGGAAAGATTTTGGATGAGGATGGGACAGTCCTTGTGGATTACAATATGACATCTACGCATCAGCCGACTGCGTCGGTACTGTGGAGCCTGGATACATCGAATCCCATTGTCGATATCCGTACGTGGAAGCTGTTGATCGAGCAGGATCATGGTGGTGAGATTGATCGCTGGATTGCGTTTGTAGGTTTCTCGGCAATGAACGCTTTGATCGGCAATGCTGCCGTGTTGGATTTGTTGCGGTATGATTCCGGGCGGACTATCGCCGAAGTCGGTGACGTGGCGCGGCTTGCTGGATGTGAGATCGTTGAGGTCAACACATCCTACGTGGACTCCGCGGGTACCAGGCAGTACTTCGTCCCGGCTGATCGATTTGTCCTAGTCGGATACAGCGCGGACGCTTTTGACTGTCCGTATGCTCCGATCATTGACGACGAGGCACCCCAAGGTGTCGGAAATTTGGAGCGGGGTGAGTATATGTTCGCGAAGAGTTGGTCGGCCAAGGACCCCAGTGGCCGATGGCTTAAGGCCGAATCACGCCCGTTGCCGGTACTTCAGCGCCCTGGCGCTGTCGTGTACGCTAAGGTGGTGTAATGCCATATATCACCGTCGACGACTTAATCATGCGGCTGCCCTTGGATCGTCTGATTGCCTTAACGGACGATGAGGGGGTTGGATCTGTCAATCAGGCTGTGATTGACCACGCCATTTCTACGTCTTCGTCCGAGATAGACGGATATGTGGGGGTGCGGTACAAGGTGCCGTTTGATGCGCCGCACCCCGTCATCCAAAAGCTGTGCCAGGACTTGACTATCTACTACTTGCACCTTCGTCTCGACCGAGTCACTGATGATATTAAGTATTTGTATGATAACGCAGTGCGGCTCTTGCGAGACGTTTCGAAAGGGGTGGCAACCCTTGGGGTCGAGCCTGAGCCGGAGGCGTCTGGGCATCTACGGATAGTTGTATCTGCGCCGGTTCGTGTGTTCGGGCCGGAGGAACTGGACTTGATGCCATGATCGAGATCGTCAGTATCGAGGATGCGTTTCTGGCTGCGCTGGCGCCGGTGTTGGGCGAAGGCGTGCGGACGCTGGCCAGTTATGCTGACGAGATCGGCATTGATGATCTTCAGCGCATGGTAAGCCGAATGCCGGCGATATATGTGGTCTGGGGCGGGTCGGATATCCGGATTATTAATCAGCAGGACCATTTTGTGGCCAAGGTGTTGGTGCTTGCGTGTGCCGCAAGTTTGCGTGGTGAGTCAGCGGCCCGCCGCGGTGATATTCTGTCCCCGGGCGCATATCACTGGCTGGATCGGTGCCGTGTTCTGCTTCATCGCCGGCATGTGATCCCCGGCTGGTCGATTGCACGGTGTCAGTCGGAGAGTATCTTGGCCGCGGACCGCCAAGCGGTTGTGTGCCAGGCCGTTTACGAGGTAGTGACCCGAGTTTAATACAAGGAGATTGCAATGGATTACTCATACATCGGATCGGGGAAAATCTACATGCGGGATCTCGCCGGCACCGGCGGGCTCGTCGAAGTCGGGAATGTATCCAAACTTGACATTGGGACTGAAGAAGAAGTCAAAGAACTGCGGGACTACCGATCACCCGGCGGGGGTGTGCTCAACGAAGTGCGCCGCATCACCGCGGTGGCGCTGGCGATGACGCTCCATGACGTAAGTCCCGACAACCTAGCGATGGCCCTCTATGGCACTACATCGGCGGTCGCTGCGGGGACCGTGGCGAGCGAGGCCGTGACTGCGAAGCTTGATGCTCTGGTGCGCTTAGCGCATACCGGGATCAGCGATGTGGTGGTCAAGGACGCAACAGACACGACTACCCATGTAGAGGGCACTGATTACGAGGTGAGGCCGGCCGGCTTGTGGATTTTGTCAGGCGGTGCTATCGCAGACGGGGCTACCATACACGTGTCCTACAGTTACAGTGCGCAGGACGTGGTCCAGGCGCTTACCAGCGCCCAGGGGACTTATGAGTTGGTCTTCGAGGGGCTCAACGAGGCCCGGTCCGGCAAGCCGGTCATCGTCGATGTATGGCGGGCTCGGTTTGGGGCGGCGAGTACAATCAGTTTCATCGGTGATGACTACGCCGGCCTTGAAATTGAGGGTAAGGCCCTCAAGGATACGGACAAACCCAGTGGCGTGAGCCAGTATTTCCGCGCAACTTTGGTTGCTTAAGGATGTTTTGTGGCCAATCCTTATAAGGTATCCATCAACATAACTGCCGATACTGACGAGGCGGCGAGTAACATCGACCGTCTGAACAGCGAATACGGTGAGTTGCTGCGGACACTCGGG